TAAACTCCAACAAATTGGAAGAAATTTAGAAGATTTATTAGATAGAGGTTTGCGATTAAACTATCAAAAAGCTGTAGACCAGAATGTCTATGTAGGTTATGACGAATATAAAACAACTGGTATTATCAATAATCCTAATGTTGTAACTGCATTGGTTGCAGAAGGTGCACAATCAGATACAACATGGAAAAAGAAAACACCAGATGAAATTTTAAATGATATTAATACAGCTTTAACTGAAGCTTGGACTGCTGCTGAATATGATATGCGAGGAATGCCTAATCAAATTTTAATACCTCCACAACAATACGCGTATTTAGTAAGTCAGAAAGTTAGTGAAGCAGGTAATGTTTCTATTTTACAGTTTTTATTAGAGAATAATATTGGTAAAAATCAAGGTATTGATGTTCAGATTTATCCTTGTCGTTGGTGTATTGGTTCAGGTCAATCTAAAAAAGACCGTATGATGGTTTATGTAAATGATAAAGATGCGTTGTATTTTGATATGACAGTACCACTAACTCGTGCATTAACACAACCAAGTGTAACAGATGCAGCTTATTTAACATTATATGCTTCTCAATTTGGTGTTCCTAAATTCTTATTTTATCAACCAGTTCGTTATTATGATGGTATTTAATAGGAGGATATTATGCGTATTTTAACTAAAAAAAGATATCAATTTGGTCATGGTGATACTAAGGTAATAACTACAGGTAACTATGCAATTGAAGATGTTCCTGATTGGGTAGAAAAGGATCCATTATTTAAATTAGCAAAGGAAGATGGAGATATTGAGGTATTAGAAGCAAAAATTCAATCTTCATCTGTGAAAGTAGAAGCTGAAGATAAATCTAAAGAAGTAAAAACTGATGTAAAAGCAAAAAAATCTAAAGAGGAGTGATGACCTATGGTTATCACTTCTGCTTCTAATATAAAATGTGGAGATAATCCTGTATACACATTGGATAATTTTTTAAAATTTTATCCGCAATTTAAGGATATAGTACCAGATGTAGTAGCAAATTCTTTTTTAGAGTTAGCCAATAATAATTTGCAGTATAGAAGATATCATGGGCAATGGGAGTTTTGTATGAGTTTATTTATAGCTCATTTTTTAACTTTATATCTTGAGTCTATGAGCGATAGTAATACGCCTTCTGCTGATGAAGTTATATCTTCTGCGGCAGTTCGTGGAATAATTACAGGTGAGTCTGTTAGTGGTGTATCTTATTCACAAGATGTATCTACAATAACTAATGATTTAGATGGTTGGGCTCAGTGGAAACTTACTAAATATGGAGTTCAATTTGCATCTATTGCTAAACTCATGGGTAAAGGTGGTATGTTGGTATGGTAAACATGATAAAAGTAAAACATAAAAGCAATTTAAATGCTTTAAAGAAAAATATAGAATTACTTGGAAAAAGTCGTGTTTATGTAGGTATACCAGCAGAAAATGCAAGTAGAGATAATGGAAACGACATAAATAATGCTGAACTATTGTATATTCAAACTCACGGTGTAAGAAAAAAATCTATGCGTGAAGAAATGCAATTAGCATTAAATGAAGGTAAAGCATATTCTAAAGCTTATGAAATGTACATTAAATCTCATGGTTCACCATTGTGGCATGTACCACCAAGACCTGTTATTGAACCAGCAATAAATTATAATAAAAAAGAAATAGCTAAAAGATTGATAACTGCTTATGGCAAGGCTATGGAAAATATTTATGCTGGTGATAGTATGCAGACAGCTATGCAACATTTAGAAGTAGTAGGTATGTATGCACAAAATATTGTTAGAGCATGGTTCACAAATCCTAATAATGGTTGGGAACCAAATTCGCCTTTAACTGTTTCTAAAAAAGGAAGTTCTAATCCACTTATTGATACTGGCGAAATGCGAAAATCTATAACTTATGTGGTGAAATCAGATGAGTAGAGTAAATGTAAAACAAGTTATATTATCACCTAAATTCAGACAAGTATATACTGTTACTAGAACAAAAGGACATTATGAAAAAGGTAAATTTATATTAGATGAGCCTATTAAATTTGATATATCTGGTGTTATAACAGTAGCTAGTGCTAAAGAAGTAAATATGATACCAGAAGGCGATAGAATAAATGGAGCTATGGTATTTTATAGTTTAGTACCTTTACACACTACTACAAATAACCCAAATGCTATATCTGATATCATTGAATGGCAAAACAATAAATATAAAATAATGCAGGTTAATCCATGGATTGATTATGGATATTATCAAGCGATAGCTGTTCGCATGGAGGGCTATTGATATGATTACAACCTTAGATGAACTAGAAGATATATTATGGGAAGAGTTAATGTCTATTTTAGGATATGAAATAGATAATCCTGCATGGTCTATTAATCCGCCGGTTAGAAGAAGTTGGCAACAACAAGGACAACCAGGTTGGGGCATTAATGATGATATTTTATTTTTTAAAATATTTGATGAATCAGGTCAAGATATAACTATTCCTGTAGATACTATTATTAATAATGATTTAGCTGAAGATATCCAAATTAGTAAAGGACAAACGAGAGTTTTAAGAGTAAATCTTATAGCTTATGGTCCTAATTCATATGATAATCTTATTAATATAAGAAATTACTTTCATGCTAATAGAAGTGAAATTTTAAAAGAAAATAAAATCTATCTAATACCAAGATCTGATGTTCCCTTAAGAATGCCAGAGCTTTTTTTACAACAGTGGTGGGAAAGGGCAGATTTAAATTTAAGATTTAACTGTCTCATGACATACACTACACAAATTAATGAAATTAAGACTGTTCCACTTAATGTATATGGTAATACTAGTGGAGAAACAGTTATTGAAAATAATAGAGAAATAACGAAAGGGGATTAATATATGGCAACAACAAAATCTTTAAGTCTTACCCCTATTGTAGACGTACAAATAACATTAGGTGCTGTATCAGCTCCTAGAAATAGCTTTAACCTAGGTCTTATTATTGGTAGTTCTACAAAGACAGAACCACCAAATGAAACAGTAATTCCTGTAGCAGAACGTATTCGCATTTATACAGATTTAGATGATATGTTATCTGATGGATATACAACAGATAGCCCAGAATATAAAGCGGCTTTATTAATGAAATCCGCAACACCATTAGCACCTAGTCGTATTGCTATTGGGTGTTGGGATAAAGCCAATGAAGAAACAGCAGTCGACGCAGTTCGTGCTTGTCGTATAGCTAATGCAGAATGGTATGCTTTTACAGTTTGCGGTGCTACTAGTGATGATATAAAAACTATCGCCCAATATGCAGAAACAGCAGAGCCAAGTAGTACTTACTTCTATACAGTAGCTACAGAAGATGTATTATCTAGTTCTGGTAATAGCACTGACATATTTATTTTCTTAAAAGATAAAAATTATCGTCGTTCATTTGGTCAATATTGTGGACAAGAAGATACACCAGATGCCGTAGCAGCAACTATGGGCTATGCTATGGGTAATAATACTAGTCTTGCTAATAGTGCCTATACTTTAGCTTATAAATCACTACCAGGAGTAACTACTGACGATTTAACTAATACACAAGTTGAATATATAAAAGGTAATTATGGCAATGTTTATATAAATCGTGGCTATTATTATGATGTATTAGAGCAAGGAACTATGGCAGATGCAACAAGATTTGATGAAATTTTAAATCTTGATATGTTAAGTAATAATATTCAGTTGAATATTATGGATTTACTGTATCAATCTACTAAAGTTCCACAAACAGATGCTGGTGTGACTAGCATAATGAATGCTACTGCGGTTGCTTGTGATCAAGCTGTTAAGATTGGTTTTATCGCTCCTGGTAAATGGAATGGTTCAGCAATTTTAAATTTAAAAACTGGAGATACTTTACCAGATGGATATCTTATTCAAGCAGAGTCAGTTAATGACCAATCACAAGCAGATAGAGATGCACGTAAATCACCACCAATTTATGTATCTGCAAAACTTGCAGGGGCTATTGAACATGTAACTATTGGTGTTACTGTTAATAGATAGGAGGTTATTTAATGGCTTTATCAACATATTCTTTTTTAGATTTATCAGGTTCTATCTCTCATCCTACAATTGGTTCATATTTATTTACTGGTGAAGGTGTTGGAGATATAAATATATCCATGAGTACAGACCGTTCAGCTCATGATGTTGCATCTGATGGTTCTGTAATGGTAAGTAAAATAGCTGGCAATAATGGTACTATAACTATTACAGCACAACAAACTAGTCCGTTACATTTTTGGCTTCTTGATTGGTATAATACCCTTTGGAGTTTGCCAACTAGTGAATGGGCTACAACATCAATGTTATTAAGAAATACATCTACTGGTGGAAGTCATACAATAAAAGGGATATCACCACAAAAGGTGGGAGATACACCATATCAACAACAAGGTCAAAGGATTACATGGACCTTAATGGCGGCAGATATTCAACATAATTCTAAATAAGCTACATCTATTTTGATGTAGCTTTTTATTTTAAGGAGTAAATTATGATTAATAAAACAAAAATAATTGAATTAAATGGATATAAATTTAAAATTAAAAAATTAAACGCTTTTATAGCATCTTATATAGCTGTGCAAATAGGTTTTTCTTTAGCAGGTGGTTTGATTAATGCGGGTAATACAAATAAAGTAGATATGTTACAAAAAGCAATAAGTGGCATTGGTAAAGATAAGTTTATTGAAATACAGAAAGATTGTTTATCTGCGGTAGAAATCCTAAATAATATAAATGGTTCAGAAATGCCGGAAGCTTTAATATTAAATAATGGTAGTTTAAGCCACAAAGAATTAGAAAATGATTTTATGACAATTATATTATTAACGATTGAAGTGGTAATGTTTAATGTTGAGGGTTTTTTCGGAGAAAAAGGCTTGCAGAGCTTGACGAACTCCCTGCAAACCAATTCCAAACAGTAAAAGCAGATACATTAAATGAATTCCTTTATAGACCTGTTCTTGCAGGTTTATGGAAACAGCATGAGCTTTGGGACGGTACTTATGATTTAGATGATTTGATTGCTATACATGAAATGCTAGATATAAAAGCAGTTAATGATTATAGAGCTAGTATCGTAAATAATAATAGTCAGTGAGGTGAAACCATGGCAAATACTAATGTAATTGAAGAATATTTGGTATCTCTAGGTGCAATAGTCAATAATGCACAGTTTAGCGAATTTAATAATACACTTAATAAAGCTAAATCTGCTGTAACTAAATTAAGTGATAGTGCTATGGATACCACCTCATCACTTGGCAAAATGGTAACAGGTTTGAGTGCTGTTGCTTCTGCTATAACTGCTGTTGGTTTTGCCACAGCTAAAACTATAAAATCTGTAGCGGATGCAGACATGAAATACCAAGTACTAGCTAAAGATATATGGACCACAAAGGAAAATGCTAAAAGTCTACAATTAGCATTGGATACAATGGGGGCAAAACTTGAAGATGTTGCATGGATTCCAGAATTAAGAGAACAATTCTTGCGTCTTAGATCAGAAATGCAAGAACTTCAAACTCCAGCAGATGCAAATAATCAACTAAAGTATATTCGTTCAATTGGCTATGAATGGCAATCTTTTATGCTTAAGTTAAAGATGTTAAAAGAATGGGTAGCTTATTATTTAATAAAGTATTTAGCAGGGCCTATTGAAAGAGTTCGTCAGGGACTAAAAGATATAAATGAAAATTTAAAAATGAATATGCCAATCTGGGGTAACAAAATAGCTAAAGCATTAACAATAATAGTCAATTTAGGTATGAACCTTGCACGTTTTGGTAAAACTGCTATAGATACCATTTCTAGATTTTTTAATATGCTACCAGAGGGAGCACAAAAGATTATTAAGTTTATATCTATAATCGGTATGGCTATAAAGTTAAATCCTTTTTTTGCTGCAATGAGTATAATGATACTTCTTATAGATGATTTTTATGCTTATATTGATGGTAGAAAATCTGCTAGGACTTTAGCCCCAGTATGGAAAAAACTTCTTGAAACTTGGGATGATTTACAAGTTTATTTTGAAAAAGGAGAGTATTATTTACAACTCATTATCTCCTTGATAAATACTGAAGCACTACCAAAGCTAAAAAATTGGTGGTCAACCTTTAAACAGATTATGGATAACTTGGTTGAAATATTTTTCCGTATATTGGAGATATTAAAATATATGTTTCAAGATTTTGATGTAATCGGATTATTTATGCTTATGGGAGATAGTGTATCTAGTTTAGTTGATGGTGTTCTTGATTTAGTAGAAGCCATAGTGGAACTTATCGCTAAATTATTTGGTTTAAGTGTAAAAGGTAAGGCAGTTTGGTGGGCTTTTGGTAAAGGTATAGAAAATACTTTAAGACTAATGACAAGACTTGTAAGATTAACGGGTGATTTATTTAGTGCATTAGCTAAAGCTGCAAGAGGTGATTTTAAAGGTGCTTTCAAACAAGTAATTCGTGCTTTTGGTAATTTTGGCGAAGGTATTCTTGATGATGTAACTAAAGGAAAAGTAGGAGATGCCTCTGATGATGCAAGAAGTGAAAGAGCTCAATATATAATGCGTCGCCTTATAAATGGTGGTCTTACACCAGTTCAAGCTGCTGGTATTGTTGGTAATTGGATACAGGAATCAAGTTTGAATCCAGAAACTGTAAATGGTATAGGAGCTTCTGGTATTGGTCAATGGTTAGGAAGTAGGCGTGAAAATTTAATAACTTTTGCGTCTAATCGAGGTAAAGATTGGACGGATTTAGATACTCAAATTGATTTTGCACTTTGGGAGATGAATGAAGGTGGAGAATTTTTTAATATAGATGGAGCTAGGGATGATTTTTATTCTACAAATAGC